CGGCTGTCGTGACAAAACAATCCGGCTATGCGACAAAACAGACCGGCTATTTCTGGACAAAACAGCTTGGCCTTAACATGAATGCGTTGAACGCAGTTAGTGTAAACGGCAAACAAAACCTTGCAAATCTGAGTGGCAGCATTGCTGTTATCGAGGAGGTTGCCGCTATGCTGGGTGAAGCTTCTATCGAAAAGGCTTCCGCAGCAGATGGCGAAAAGAAAAAGTAAAGGTGGTGAACCTATATGCCCTGTGATTACAGCCCATATACGTTACCGACCATTGACTTCGTAGCTGGAGAGACGCAGGACTTTGCGTTCTACACCTACTTCTATAAGAGCCACCAGCCGTTTGCGCTGAGTGGGTGTACGGCAAACTTCTCTATTGTTAGCTTTACCAACAAGACAGGTGTACCGATTCTTACGAAGCCAATGGAATCACATTTTAACGATGATGTCACCGCAGAAAATGTGTTGGCGGTCACATTAGACCCGTTGGACACGGTAGATTTGTGTGGTAAGTACATCTATCAAATCACTATCAAAGATATTAACGGCAATATCGAGATTCCCAAACAAGGCATCTTATTTATTACCAATAATATCAACAAGAGTTTCATCAGGCAATAAACCGGGGCGTATGCACCCGGCTTTTATTATGCCCATTTTTAGAGGAGGACAGATTCTATGAATACAACCTACTTTCTGAATTGTGCGGCAGGCAATATTTTCAACACGAAAACGTCTCCTGCTCTGCCAAAGACCTATTACATTGGCTTGAGCACCAGCGCCCCTGCTATCAATGGTACTGGTGTAAACGAGCCGTCCACAGATGCTGGCTATGCTCGTGTGAAGTTGAGTTCCCTTGGTGAGCCGGTTGACGGCGTTGTCACCAACAGTCAGGCTATTAACTTCAATGAATCAACTGCGAGCTGGGGCACGATTACCCATTTCGTTATTTACGATTCCGCCACTGTTGGCGAGGGCAATCTCCTGATGTATGGTACGCTCTCTACACCGCGTAGCGTTGAGACTGCAACCATTATGACCATCAAGGAAGGCTATCTGTCTCTGTCTGCTCAGAACCCCACCTGATAAGGAGTTGAGTCGCATATGGCAAAAGAGTTTGATATTTACCTAAACAAACGACTTACTGAATGCGACATTATCGTCTACTCCATTCCATTCCGTGATGGATTGACCGCGACGAACCGTATGATTTTGGAGAGTTGCCTTGAGAGCTATACCCTCCAGAAGTTCATCGCTGTTGAAACTGGCTCCGAGCTGGTCTCTCATATCGACAAGATGATTAAGACCTGTAATGAGCGGCTGCACATGGCATCAACTTGGGGCATCGATTTGGAGTTCCAAACGCACTATGTTCTCAATCCTGTCCCAACCGTCATTGAGATTGCACCAAACGATGATTTGCAAACGCTTCGGAATATGTTTATGAGCGTTGAAGACAAGCTGCAAATCACCGCCGCATCTATAGATGCTATGGTTGCCAAGTCGTTGGGCGAAGGCGGTTCGAGAATGAACATTGACGCTGAAGTGCGCCAGTCTCTCAAGAATAGTCTTCTCCGCCCTGCGGCGGCACTTCCAGTTGACACCAAGGTGCGCCAGATTTCAGAACAAAATTTCCTGACCATTGATGCTCCGGTCGAACCGAGTGCGGAAATCGTTGACCTTTGCTACCGTTTCTATACTGCGGCGGGGACAGCTATGCAGATTGCCGCCGCTGTCATTGAAACAGAGATTCACTTTTCTCTCGGTAGCGGCGAATCTGGAATTGAGCTCTCCGCAAGTGCAGATGGAACGGCAAAAAAGTATGAGGCAATACAGAGTACAGTCGAAATCCTTGCTGGCATCACGGAGAAAATCACACAATTTGTGGCACCGGAAAAGGGTGGCATTTTGTTGTCAGCAGCAGCCACGCCAATCTTGAAGCGGCATAGACTGCTCAACGAAATGGACGCAGATACGCTGCTGACTTATGACGATATGGCGCTGGAAGACATCGACTACATTATCCTATAAAGAACGGAGGTGACGCGAGTGATTTATATCAAGCTGGATGACAGTATGAACCTCGTTATCACTGTGAATGAACCGATTTATAGGGGCGACAACTTGAATCAGAAAATCATCTACCTGATTCCGTTGCAGGTCGGCGAAATCGATATGCTGACTGCGACCCCTTATTTGAGCTACATCCGTGCAGACGGTGTAGCTGACATCGTGCGGCTGGAACGCCAAAGCGAGAAATACAAAGAAGCCTATTACCAATATGTATTTCCGGTTTCTTGCCGACTGACAAAGTTCCCCGGAGAAGTTTGCTCATGGCTTCAAATCTTCTCGGGCACGCCGTCTAACCCGACCATCGCAAAGAGTGGCGAGTGTCTGCTTTATGTCGAGGAATCCAAGAACATGGACGACTATATCTGCGACCATCAGCTTTCGGCTATTTACGAGATGCAGAAGAAGACAGAGGACACGGAGAGCAATATGGACGCCATCCAAGAGGAGATTGACAAGCTCGTTAAAGGTGATGACGTTATCCATTTTACAAGCAATAGCGGCAACGACCCAGTGGACGAAGATGCCGTGATTCAATTCTGATTGACGGAGGTGATATGAGATGGGCGTGAGAGTCGCTTACGGAAAGAAAGGTAGAATTTCCGCTGCAATTGCTTCCGGTACTATCCCGAGAGATAGTCTGATTATCACCAGCGACAGCAAAGAGTCCGAACTGTATTTCTACGATGCGAATGGTGAGATGAAAAATATCTCCGAGCGCAAACAGTTTGAGACGTTAACCGAGGCGCAAGCGTGGGTCAAGACCTACGATTGTGCTGGACACATTATTTCAGTGCATAACGGTTCTGATTGGGTTCCGTATATCGTTTCTGCTGACGGGAAATTGTCTCCCGTTAATGCAGGCGACATTAGCGTTGGCGATGTCAAAGTGATTGATGGAGGCGCTGCGAACGGTATCCAATGAAACCATTCTGCAAAAATATTTTGAAGGAGGAAAGTTATGCCCAATACTACGATGAAAACCCAAATCCAAGTTCGGCGTGACACAACGGCAAATTGGCTTGCTAACAAAGACGTTGTACCTGCCGCTGGTGAGCCTTGCTTTGACTTGGAGCTTGGTACTCTCAAGATTGGTGATGGCGTTACCACTTATGAGAACCTGAAGGCTATCAGTGGAGCAAGTGCCGCCCATTATGAAGGCGTGAAGGCAGAGGGCGAAAGTGACAACGATGTCATTACTCGCGTTCTGACTGCGGCTGGCGTTACCGCTGAGAAAGATGACATCTTTGTTGTCAAATCTCTGATTGCCGATGGCAAGTATTCTTACACTGCCTATGTCTACGATGGCTCTGTGTGGGCTGCGATGGATGGAAACTACAGCGCCGAGAATGTTTACTTTGCCGATGACCTGACGTACACTGCTGCCATTGGTGTTCTGACCGTTCCGAGCTCTGGCTCTGGTACGATTGCCGCATCTGGCAAGAATGTTAAGGATGTTCTCGCGTCCATTCTGGCGAAGGAAAAGAATCCGACAGCAACACAACCCGCCGTGACAATTACTTGTAAGCAAATTGCAGCGTATGAGGTTGGTTCAAAAGTCACTCCTGCGTACACCGCTTCTCTGAGCGCGGGTAGCTATACATACGGTCCTGCAACTGGTATTACTGCTACCGCTTGGAGTGTAACCGACGGTACTGCTACCAAGGATACTGCCTCCGGTTCGTTCGATGAGCTGACAGTTGGCGACGCTACCAGCTACGCTATTACGGCTACTGCGACTCACGGTGAGGGTGCTGTTCCTGTAACGAACCTCGGTAATGAGTATGCCGCCGGTAAAATTGCTGCCGGTAATAAGAGCAAGGCGACAGGCAAAATCACTGGCTACCGCAACAGCTTCTACGGAACGCTGGAAGCGAAGGATGGCGAAGTGAACTCTGCACTTGTGCGTAGTCTTAGCGGTAAGAGTGGTAAGGCTCTGGCGGCTGGCAACAGCTTCAACCTCGCAATCCCCGTTGGCGCCATTCGCGTTGTGTTCGCGTATCCCGCAACGCTGCGTGATGTTAGCTCCGTGCAGGACGTGAATGGTATGAACGCGGAAGTCAAGACCGCTTTCACCAAGACCGTCGTTTCTGTCGAGGGTGCGAACGGTTATCAGGCAATCGACTATAAGGTGTATGTGATGGATATGGCTAACGCCAACGATACTGCAAACACCTATAAAGTGACAATCTAATATGGAGGTGACGCATAATGGCTGATTTTGGCAAACTGAATTTCGCGGTTTCATTTAATCCGCAAACTGCGTTCCCTCTGGACGCACGTTATTACTTCTCTTCTCTGAGTGCTGCTGAAGCTGCCGCCGCTACCGCTGTTGAAGTCGGTAGTTCGGAAGGCACTTATTTTTATGGCGAAAATGTTTGCGTCGTAACGGAATCTTCCGCCGACCTGTACATTATTCAGCCGGACAAGACCCTGAAGGCAGTCGGTTCTGCCGTCCTTGGCGATGGCAAGTCCATCGAGATTGTTGATGGCAAGGTCGCTCTGAAGGGCTTTGGTTCCGCCACCGCAGGTCAGCAGCCTCGCATCAATGCGGCTGGTACTGCTATTGAGTGGTACACACCCGATACCAGCACCGTTTCCGGTCTGGCTGATACCGTCGCTGGTCATACACAGGACATTCAAAACCTCCAGACTGGTAAAGCTGATAAGGCTACCACGCTTGAAGGTTATGGTATCACTGATGCTATGACCGCTACTGCAATCGCGGAGGCAATCAAGACGGCTATCGCCGAGACCGGTCATGCCAGCTTCACGAAGGTTGATGCAGTCCCTGCGGCTTCTGAAGCCAAGGATAATGTTCTCTATCTCGTGATGAATGCCGACACTGGCTTCTACGATATCTACGCAAAGGTAGGTACCGAAGTTGTTCGTCTGGATGATGTGAGTGTAAACCTCGACAATTATTCCACCACAGAGCAGATGAACGAAGCTATTGCTACTGCCATTGCCAACAAAGTTGACAAGGTAGATGGTAAGGGGCTCTCTACCGAGGACTTTACGACTGCGCTGAAGGAAAAGTTGGTTGCTCTGCCAGAGGGCGCAGAAGCCAATTACGTCAAGAGTGTTTCTGACGAGTTCACTGTTTCTGCAGAGGGCAAACTCGAAGTTAAGGAGGTCGCTCCGGCTAAAGTTACTGGTCTCCCTGATGCTCTGGCTGGTAAGGTTGATAAAGTTGCAGGTAAAGGCTTGAGTGCCAACGACTACACCGATGAAGAGAAAGAAAAGCTTGGCGGCGTTGAAGCGGGCGCAAACAAGAACCTCATCGAGATTATCAAGCTGGCTGGTGCCGCGTTGAACATCTCTGAGAAGGCAGTTAACATTCCATTTGCTGGTGATACTGCTGGTGTTGTCACCAGTTCCACCGGAGAGAATAAGGTCGCTGTCGCCGAAGACGGAAGCATGGAGGTCAATAGCCTTAACATGAATAAACTGGTTCAGTCTGATGGTGATACACTGATTCTCGATGGCGGTAATGCCGCTGTCTGATTAAAAACACAATGAGCGGAGCTTTGTGCTCCGCTCTAACTAAAACCACATAAAAAGGACGGTAATCATTTATGGCTACTACAACATTTAATACCCGCATTTCTCTGAAGTATGACACCTACGCACAGTGGGTTGAAAAAGACCCCCAACTGCTTGTCGGTGAAGTCGCCGTTGTTGTCGTTCCGGCTGAGACTGGTGCCGTAGCGAAGGAGCCTGCTGTTCTGTTTAAGGTTGGCGACGGCGCACACAAATTCAGCGAGCTGCAGTTCACTGCTGGTTTGGCTGCTGACGTGTACGACTGGGCAAAAGCAGCTTCCAAGCCCACCTATTCCGCAAACGAGATTGATGGTCTGTCCGACTACATCTCAGGCGAGATTCAGGATACTGATACCCAGTATAAGCTGGAGGTCGATGCGGACAATAGCCGCAAGTTCCACCTGTATTCTCAGGCAAAGGGTACATCTACTTGGAATTTGGTGAGCACAATCACTATTCCTGACGAGACCGTTTATACGCTGGCTGAAGGCACTGCAAATGGTACTGTCAAGTTCAATGGCGAGGACGTGAAGGTTCACGGCCTTGGTACTGCTGCCTATAAAGACGAAGGCGCTTTTGACGCGGCTGGCGCTGCGACTAAGGCGCTGGAAGATGCAAAGACCTACGCAGATGGTAAGGACGCAGCAATTGCGGCAGCGAAGAAGGCTGGCGATGATGCGCAAACTGCCGTTGACGCTCTGGGTGAGCGCGTCGGTGCGTTGCCCGAAGGTGCTACTGCTACGACCGTTGTTGGTTACGTCGATGAGAAAATCGGTAAGATTCCTGCTCAGACCGACTATACCGTAACTGTCACTCCTTCTACCCCGGATGGCGTGGCAAAGCGCTACAACATCAAGCAGACGGCTACAAATCTGGATGTGGATATCGATATCCCCAAGGATATGGTTGTTGAGTCCGGTACGGTTGAGACAAAGGCTGAGGCTGGTGTGTGGGGCGAGGCTGGTACATACCTGCATCTGGTTCTTGCCAACGCTACTGAAGACAACATCTACATCAATGTTGGCAGCCTGATTGAGTACGTCACTTCTGGTTCCAAGGTTGGCGACCAGATTGTGATTGATGTCAGCGCTGACCATAAGGTGACTGCTACTCTCACCGAGGGTTCCGTGACTCTGGCACAGCTCCATGCTGACGTGCAGTCTGCTATCGGCAAGGCGCACAGCCATACGAACAAGGCTGAGCTGGACAAGATTGCTACCGGCGATAAGGCAAAGTGGGACGCCGCTGAACAGAAGGCGCACGAGCATGATAACAAGACTATCCTCGACACTATCTCTCAGGATAAGGTCGATGCGTGGGATGGTGCTGTTGCCAAGCAGCATGAGCACGCAAACAAGACCGTTCTCGACGGTATCTCCGCTGAGAAGGTCGCGGATTGGGACAGCAAGGCTGCTGGCAACCATGAGCACGATATTACCGAGCTGAAGCAGGCTTCCGGTTATATTGTGTTCAACTGTGGCAGCGCCTCTGTTAACATCTGAGCATAAATAAAACACAAGCAACCCCGTCGTGTGTTATGCACGGCGGGGCTTTGCTTATAAGGAGGCTACTGTATGGCTGAATATAATGCACGAATCAGACAAAAGCGAGACACGAGCGCAAACTGGACAGCAAAAGACCCCATCCTTTTGGATGGTGAAATCATCATTGTTGATACAGCCAGTGGTAGCGTTCGTAAGAAAGTTGGAGACGGTACAAAGAAGTATTCTCAGCTCCCCTTTGACGATGAAGAGATGCTGACTGCTCTTGCTGAAAAGTGTGATGCAAGCAATGCTGTTACTGCTACGTTGACCGCAGCAGGATGGGCGAGTGGACAACAGACACTTACCATTGCTGGGCTTGGTGCAACGCAGAATGGTGTTATCGGCTTGTCTCAGAACATTACCGATGAACAGCTCTCTGCTGCGTCTGAAGCAGAAATGTATATCTGTGGTCAAGCAGCGGGTTCTGTAACGATTGCCGCAAATGGAGCTGTACCCACTTGCGATATTCCAGTCGTTGTTATCCTGCTTGGTTGAAAGGGTGGTGCAGTAAATGAGTAATACACCAAACTACAACCTCTATTTGACTGATGACAGTTCAACTCGCTTTCAGGAATGGCGCAACCAGATGAATGGAACCGAGAACTCCAATATGGTAAAAATCGATGCTGCCCTTGGTGAGAAAGCAAACAGCAGTGTGGCAATCAATACCACATTGCTTGCGTCTGCATGGGTTGGTGTCGATGCGCCCTACACGCAAACCCTCACGATTAGCGGGCTTACTGCATCGCAGAACGGCACAATCTCTGTTGCTCATAATGCGACTGCAGAACAGCGTGAAATTGCTCGTGAGGCAATGCTCTCAGTTATCGGACAGGCTGATGGTACATTGACTATCGCCGCTGATGGCGAGATGCCAGAGCGTGACATTCCTGTTTACATCATTCTCTTAGGTTAAAGGAGGGGCGTAAAATGCCTATTTTATCTAACTTCCCCGGCGGCGCAGGTTCAGGCAGTGGCGGTCTGACACTTGCGGCTGTCTCCGGTATTACCACGCAGGTTTCTTCTGGGAAAGTCTATGTGAAGTGGACTGACCCCGATGACCTCGTTGTGGCAGGTTCTACGATTGCTGCTTGGGGCGGTACCCTGCTTGTTCGTAAGGCGGGCTCCGCGCCTACAAGCCGTCGTGACGGCACTATCGTTCTCGATAGTAAAACACGAGACGCTTATAAGAATACTTACTTCTGTGACAGTGGTCTGTCCAACGGAACGAAGTATTACTATAAGTTCTTCCCCTATACAACTGCAAATGCCTACACTGACAGCACAGATGACGAATTCAATGCGATTCCGACTGTTCAGGTTGCAGGCATCACAAGCTGGAATGTTACCGGCATGAGTGCCTCTTCTGAAGCAGGCAACGGCAAGATGACCGTTAAGTGGACTGACCCTTCTGCTTCTATCTCTGCCGATGGCGTGACTCTGGCATCGTGGGCAAGCACCACAATTGTTGTGAAGAGCGGCAGCTACCCCACAAGCAAGGATGATTCCGGCGCTGTTTATACGCTAAAGGTCACGACACGCAACCAATATTCCAGCACGCCGTTGACGATTACCGGTCTGACAAACGGAACGAAGTATTACATTGCTTTCTTCCCAGAGACCACGGACGGCGGCATCAACACCTCTACGTCTCAGCGGACGACTGGTACAGCAAACCGTATCACGATTGCGAACGTACCCGCCCAGAGCGGTACACTGACCTACAATAAGTCTTCTCAGTCTCCGAGTTGGAGCAATTATAACACGACTTATATGACGATTGGCGGTACGACATCCGGCACGAACGCAGGCAATTACACGGCTTCTTTTACGCCGAAAACCGACTATCGCTGGTCTGATGGGGCGACTACCGCCAAGAACGTTGTTTGGTCTATTGGTAAAGCGACTGGTACGTTGACTGTGAGTAAGACAACAATCAAGCTTAGCTTGAGTAAGCTTACTGATACGTTCACGATTGGCGGCAACCACGATGGCACGCTGAGCGTGACCTCCAGCGCAACTGGCGTTGCCACTGTTTCCCGTAGCGGGAATACAGTTACCGTTTCTCACGTCCACCAAACAAATGGCGAAGCTACTATCACCGTGAGCTGCACTGCTGGTACGAACTATTCTGCACCGGCAAGTAAGACTGTCAAAGTTACAGCAGAGTTTATTCTTGCTACGCTGAATGACAACTCTTGGGCGGCTATCCACAGTGTTTCTGGAACTGGTGCAAGCTACTGGGCAGTCGGCGACCGTAAGGCTGTCGCTGTGAGCGGTACTGTCGGCACACAGGCTGTGAACGGTACTTACTACGCTTATATTATTGGCTTTAACCACAATAGCAGCAAGGAAGGTAACGGTATCACATTTGGCACATTCAAAACCGCATTGTCTGGTGGCACGGATATTTGTTTAGTTGATGGCAAGTACGATGGCTACTCAACAAACGGAACCAAGTATTTCAATATGAACCACAGCTCAAACACCAACTCTGGTGGCTGGAAGGGTTGTGACCTGCGATACGATGTGCTTGGCTCAACGAACACGAATGATGGTGATGCCACGGCAACAACTGCGACAAACCCTGTCGCAAATACGCTAATGGCTGCACTTCCGTCTGACCTTCGTGCTGTGATGCAGCCGATGACTATCTACACAGACAATACGGGCGGTGGTAGTGACAATGCGTCTTATGTTACTAAGACCACAGACTACCTTCCGTTGCTGGCTGAGTATGAGATTTTCGGCACACGCACCTATGCGAACTCTGCCGAAAAGAACTATCAGGCGCAGTATGCCTATTACTCTGCTGGAAATTCGAAGGTGAAATACCGTCACAGCGCAACAGGTTCCACTGCTTGGTGGTGGGAGCGTTCTCCTTGTTGCGGCAACAGCTACGCCTTCTGCTATGTGAGCCCGAACGGCGCCGCGGACCTTGGCTACGCAAGGCTTTCCTTTGGCGTCGCCCCGGCTTTCCGCGTCTAATCCTGCATCAACAGTATCAAGCCCACGGAAGTGGGCGTGTTCAAATCATTAAGGGAGAGGGACGGTACACCCTCTGCGGTAAATGCAAGGGAACCTCGTCCCCCTCCCCATCCTATAATTAGCAAGGGTACACCCTTTGCGATTAGTGGTGAACGGCTCCAGAATAGTGCATTCGGAGCTAATAAATCCAAGAACGAAAGGAGATTCTTATGTCAGTCTTAAAAGCACACAGGTCTGAAAGTAAGGCTGAGTTCGTCAATGTGGCGAACAAAATCTACATCCAAACCATCGCTTTCCTGTCGAGGTTGTCATCTCGGTACTCTCGGCTCGTATCTAAGTCCGTGTCGGAGCTTGCCTCAGAAGTTGTAGACCACGCAGAAAAAGCAAACAGCATCTATCCATCTGATGCGGCACGAAAAGAACTTCGTAAGCAGCATCTGCTTGAAGCGAGAGCGTCCCTGATGGCTCTCGATGTCCACCTTGCGCATTGTTACGACTTGATGATGACGAACCCGTCCGGTTGTTTTACAACCGGTAGTGGAAACTCTGTCGGTGCGTCAGACGCGAAGAAAAAGCTGGAGCACATGGCGCAGGAACTTGGTGATTTAATCGATGCAGAAAATGGTCTTTTGACCAATGTGTTGAAAAGCGATAAGAGCCGGTAAACGTCTATGAAAATTTATGGGTGTATTTCTGTAAAACCTGTCGGTTGGGAGTCTTTTGCCTCTCTCTGTTCCACTGCTTGGTGGTGGGAGCGTTCTCCTAATTACAACAACAGCAACAACTTCTGCAATGTGAACACGAACGGCAACGCGAACAATAACAACGCAAGGAATTCCAATGGCGTCGCCCCGGATTTCGTAAACCAGAAATGGTCTGGGTCAATCGTAGTAGCCCAAAGGGTGAACTATGACCCTTACGAAAGGAGAAATACTTCCCGTGATGAAAGTCCGAAACTACCCTTTGATATTTTGACACGAACGCCGCCGGAGTACCCGTGCGTGCATGGCGAGAGATGCATCTTACCTCGTTTCATGTGTCACGAATTAAGCAGGTTAGACGATGCCCTACAAGACATCTGTACGGAGGGTGAATAATTTTTATGAGTAGACGTAAAGGACGTTACGAAAGGCGCAAGACAAAGCGCGAAGAGAATAGGTTAAGGCGTGCCGCCACAGTTGGCGGTCTGCATGATGTCTTTGGATACGATGATATGTACAAAGCCGGAAAGAAATGCTGCAACGGTGTTCGTTGGAAGAATAGCACTCAACGTTTTGAGATGCACCTGTTCTCTGGAACAGCACGCAGACGACGTTTATTGCTTGAGCGAAAATGGATTCCGGGTGCATATGTACATTTCACGATTTCAGAGCGCGGCAAGACCCGCCCTATTGATGCACCGAGAATCCAAGACCGTCAAGTCCACAAGGTTTATACCAAGAAGGTACTTCTACCGTTGTATCGTCCTGAGATGATTTACAACAACGGCGCCAGTCTTGAAGGCAAGGGCTTTGAGTTCTCAAAGAGAATGTTAAAAGAGGACTTACGCTGGCACTTCCGTCGTTATGGACGAGATGGGAATGTGATTCTGATTGACTTCAAACAGTTCTTCCCATCTGTGTCCCATGAAGAAATCTTCAAGCGGCATGAGAAGCTATTGCTGAACCCAGATATCAGAAAAATCGGAGACGATGTTGTCAACACTGTTTCGGGCGGAGTTGGTCTACCGCTTGGTGTCGAGCCAAGTCAGGCAGAAATGATTGCGTTTCCGTCTGCACTGGACAACTTTATCAAATGCCAACTCTCTATCAAGTGCGCCGGTCATTACATGGACGATTATTACGTCATTGTTCCGCCTGACCGAGACGCCAAAGAAATCATGGCTCTGATTGTGGCAAAGGCAGAGAGTCTCAAGCTAACTGTTAGCAAATCAAAGTCAAGAATTGTCCCGCTCACAAAGCCGTTCCGTTATTGCAAAGCAAAATTTATTTTGACCGAAACTGGTCGTGTTGTGATGAACGGAAATCGTGATGGAGTAAAGCGGGCACGAAGAAAAATAAAAGCATTCCGTACAAAAATCCAGAATGGAGAAATGTCATACGACGACCTCTGGACTTCCGTAAACGGAATGCTCGCATACTTTGAGTCCTACGACGACCACAATCGTGTGCTTCGGTTGCGTAGGCTTTTTTATTCGGTTTTCGGTTTTTCGCCGGAACGAATTGAAAACTTTAGAGAAAGAGGAAAAAAGGATGAAATATGTTGTGCATAGACGCTTCAAGGACAAAGCAATTTGCGGCGAAGTAAATCTCCCCGCTATGACCATGTGTGAAGAAGCCAATGGATATATCTTCCACGGTGACAAGCTCCTCTGCGTTGTAACAAGCGAGAACGCGCATCAGTTCTTTGCCCGTGACGACGATGGCGCAGGAATGCTCCGTGGAAAATTAACACAAGCCATTCAAAAGGCGCTCGCAAAGCGCGATGCGAATTATCAAAATCGATGGGACAAGGTCTGGGAAGACCCAACCTGCCAGCCGTATAAGCGCATTGAGTACGCAGACTTCTGGCTGTGGAACCATGATTTCTTCAACGCCGATATTGACACGCTCCGACACATCGCAAAGTTGGTAGGAGCAAAGGAGGTTGCTTAAATGTATCGAATTATCACACTGGACGGAACCGAGCTTGGTATGACCGACTCCGTTCTGTATATCAAAATTGGCAACAGCGGCAGTTTTACGCCATGCTCTGTTGACGAAGCGATTGGCGTAGCATTCAACAGCGAACCGTATAATCTGGTTGGTCACGACGAAATTGAGGGTGCTGGCACTGTAGTCGTTGCCAAATGTGACGGCGGCTCTTTGGTTGCCCATCAGCGTGACCTCGTTGACGAATTGATTCTTTCCGCGCTGGAGGTGTAATCGATGAAAGAAAAACTGAAAGCCATGTACCAGTCCGATGCTATCGACATGAATGGTCTTTTGAAGGCTGTCGAACGCGGCTGGGTCACGATGGAAGACGTAATCGAAATTGTCGGAGAGGACAACTCTCTTGCTATTATCAAAGCTGCAAAGATTGCAGAAATTTCTAAGAGCTGTAACGCCATCATCGTTGCGGGTATTGATTTGGAGCTGACACAGGGTGCCGTTCATTTTAATCTCAGCATCGAAGACCAAGCAAATATTGCGAACCTGTTCCGCGTTGTTGAGCTTGGCGGCACAGAGTTCCCATATCAATCAGACGGTGGTGTCTGCCGTATCTACACAGCCGCTGAGATTGCCCAAATCTATATTGCGGCGCAAACTCTTATTACCACTCAGACAACTTATCACAATGCTTTGAAAGCGTATGTACAGTCACTGGAAGGTGCTGAAGAAATCTCTGCTGTTACATACGGCATGACGCTGCCAGAACCGTACCTGTCTGAGATGAACGCAAAGCTTGCTGTTGCACAGGCTCAGATGAACGCTATCACAGAAAAGCTGGGCAACTAATATGAAGCGGCTGAAGGTATGTCTCAAACTGCTTGTGCTTGCCGTTATCGGCGGCGCAATCTATGTCGGCATTGAGATGCTTTGGCGTGGGCACAGTCATCCATCCATGTTTATTCTCGGTGGACTGTGTTTTGTTTCTATTGGTTTAATCAACGAGCTCTTCCCGTGGGAATTAGGAATCGTGTGGCAAGCCTTAATCGGCGGAACAATGGTGACCTGCCTTGAGTTTATCACCGGCGTTATCGTGAATATATGGTTGAAGCTGGGTGTCTGGGATTATTCTGGACTCCCTCTTAACATTTTGGGGCAAGTCTGTCTACCGTTCTATTTTGCGTGGGTTGGCTTATCTGTCGTGGCAATTGTGTTTGACGATTATCTTCGTTATTGGTTTTTCGGCGAAGAGAAGCCGCATTACAAGATTGTCTGATTATAAAACAATGCTTTTATCAAGGAGGTGGTTCGCATGAACGCCGACGAAAAAATCTGGCGCTATTTGAAATCTGCTGGTCTGAATGATTTCGGCGTCGCGGGTTTGATGGGGAATCTTTTTGCAGAGAGCGGACTGAATCCCAAGAACCTCCAAAATACATACGAGAAGAAACTTGGCATGACTGATGAAGAATATACTGCCGCTGTCGATAGCGGCAGTTATTCCAACTTTGTGAAAGACAGTGCAGGTTACGGATTAGCTCAGTGGACGTACTGGTCACGCAAGGACGCTCTCCTTGCCTCCTGTAAAGCCGCAGGAGCGTCCGTAGGGGACATGGATGCCCAGCTCAACTTCCTGCTTAAAGAGCTGTCTGTGGGCTATTCTGGGCTGCTGAGCACCCTCAAGAGCGCACCGTCTGTCCGTGAGGCATCCAATGCTGTTCTTCTCCAATTTGAACGTCCTGCCAATCAGGGACAGAGCGTCCAAGAAAAACGAGTCAGCTACGGACAAGCTTATTATGACAAGTTTGCTGGCAAAATCCAAATCAATACACCAGAACAGGAAGGAGGATGCAAGTTGAAAATTGTAGACAACCTGACAACGGTTAACTTCCGTTCAGGCAACATGACTCCGAAGTACATCGTCATCCATTATTTCGGTGCACTCGGAACTGCAAAGAGTGTCTCTGAATATTTCAAGACACCGGGTATTCAAGCGTCTGCCCATTATGCGCTTGACGAGGGCGATACCATCTATCGCTGTGTCCGCGATAAGGACATCGCATGGCACTGTGGTGCGAACAAGTACAAGCACCCTGAGTGCCGCAACTCTAACTCCATCGGGATTGAAGCACGCCCTTCCAAAATCAATCGCAAGAGGGTTATGGCTTCTGATACTGATTGGTATTTCGAACCAAAAGTTGTGGACAACCTCGTATGGTTGACAAAGAAGCTGATGGCTCAGTACAACATTCCTGCAGACCACGTTATCCGTCATTATGATGTGACCGGAAAACTCTGTCCGAGACCGTGGTGTTGCGCCGACATGAATGTCTATTACAAGACGAGTGGCGACGCACAGTGGGAAGAGTTCAAAAAGAGAATCAGCGACGGCAAAGAGGAGGATGAAGATATGACTCTGGACACATTCAAGGAACTGATGAGGGAGTACCGTGCAGAGCTGCAGGACAATGACTGCGGCACTTGGAGCAAGGAAGCTCGTGAGTGGGCTATCTCCAACGGTCTCATCAATGGCACTGGCACTGAGGTGAATGGTGAACCCAACTATGCTTGGGCTGACCAGCTTACCCGTGAACAGGCTGCTGCTTTGTTCTATCGTTTTGCAAAACTGATGGGTAAAGCGTGATGGCTACATATAGCGGCAGCAGACAGCAAGCAAGGCGAAGGAGAAAACGCACAAGCAAACAGGACGCTTTTTCAAAAAAGCTGATTGACGATATCCGCTCCCTTCTGTGGATTGTTACAGTCGGTGGGTTACTTTTAGCGTTCTATTGCGTAAAGCGGAACTATACCGGAGCGCTGCCGTGGATTGGGGCAATGGTTGGATTGCCGTGGTCGGCACATGGCGTGGTATGCGCATTTTATTTGAACCTGTGTAAATCTGACCATTCTGCTGGTGGTATCACATTCGAAAGCGCAAAGGCAAAAGGCTTCGTCGAAGACCCAAGCTGGGAGAGTCCAGCAATCTAAGGTGAAGGGCGGCACCTGAAACCCGCCCCACTACCTTTTAGAGAGGAGTTTGCATATGGAATTTATTGTGGAGAACTGGTATGTAATTGTTACTGGCATTGTGTTTATCGTTGGCGGCGTTATGGCTGTCCTGCGTTGGCGCAACCTGTCCACCGACAAGAAGTACGAGCAGATTCGTGGATGGCTTCTGCAGGCTGTTCTTGGCGCTGAGCGCGAGTTCGGTTCCGGTACGGGCAAACTGAAGCTGTCATCCGTTTACGACAAGTTCTGCGAGCGTTTCCCTTGGTTGGCAAAGGTCTTGCCATTTGAAACCTTTAGCAAATACGTTGATGACGCCCTCAGCGAAATGAAAGACGTGTTGAAACAGAACTCTGCTATTGCCTCCATAGTGGAGCCGAAGGAAGGGGAAAAATAATCATCCGAGGAGGTTTCTCTTATGACCGAGCAAGAGACCGTACTGTTAATTGAGACTGAGCAGCGATGCAAGTCCAATACACACAGAATTGACAACTTAGAAGGTGAGCTGAAGGAAATCCAGAGTGAGCAGAAGGCTATCTATAAAATCGCTACTTCCGTTGAGCTCATTGCACAGCGTGTCAGTAATATCGAGGGCAAGGTGGATGACACCAATCGTAAGGTAGATGCGCAAGCAAAAGCATGGCAGGAGACCGAACGTAAATTGTCTGAGAAGGTTAATGAAACCGAGAACAAACCGTATAAGCAAATCGCCAACAATGTCAACACTGTCAAGGTTGCAATCATTACTTGCATCTCTACCTTGCTTGTATCTGGCATCATTGGCGCAATCATCGCATTTGGAAAATAATATCTAAGAATATTTTGTGGGTGTAAATATTCTATGAGCAGGCTGCAGCAGGACTGTCAGCCGTAGCGTTGAAGCAAGTGATGGGGTCAGCGTCCGTACACTTGCGGAGCTTGACTAAGGGTTATGCGGTTCCCACAGGCTGACGTAGGAGAAATCCGAAAGAAAACGCTAACAGAAAATTCATTTGACAAATACCGTTGAAGTAGTCTATAATAATAACACAAGGAGCGCCTGCTGCTAACAAGCGCCCCCTGCGGTGGAAACCCAGACGGTTGCCACAAACATACATTCTTACTGGGAAGAGGGTTTAACCCTCAAACGACAGTGAGCCGCTCTGCTTGCGACAGACGGCTCACTTCTTTCTGTTACGGAACTTGTCCCATGCTTGGATAAGAATCCAGCAGATAGACGCAATCCAAAAAACTTCTTGAAGAGTTATGTATGGTCACCTCCCTGAGAAAAATTTCCCGCGAGGGCTACATACACGCCTCCATTCCGCACTCGCGGGATGACAGGCAACCGTCTTTTTAACCGTACACCGTCTACAAAGGAGATGGGCTATGACTGAACCCGGAAACTCGACGCGGACGGTGGATTCCACGAAAGCCATTATAAAGGACTTCGGTGTAAATGTCAAATAGACAAGATATATGAGAGCTGCTGTTGAAGCACGCTCTCATTTTTTCGTGCGTTGTCACGAATACTATATATTTTTCGGTACAGATTTTGCTAAAAAGAAAAGGGCAGGAATGGGATTTTGATTTCCCAAACCTGCCCTTATTTTTTACGCTGATATATGTATGATGGCTAAAGAAAGCACCCCGTCAAAGACGGGGCACTCCTTAGTAGCCATGTTGAATTCAAAGTGAATTGGTGTAAAAGTGGTGTCAAACCAGAGGTTGCATCACCTGTAACCGTTGTGCCACAACGCTTTCTTAGCTCTGGGGTTTCATCGTCGGGAACAGGATCACATCGCGGATGGAATCCGTGCCGCAGAGCATCATCGCGCAGCGGTCGATGCCGAAGCCCAGACCGCCCGTCGGGGGCAGACCGTATTCGAGAGCCATAACGTAGTCCTCGTCCATCATCTCCGCCTCGTCGTCGCCGTTGGCGCGCTTTTCGACCTGCGCCTTGAAGCGCTCATACTGATCCATCGGGTCGTTGAGCTCAGTGAAGGCGTTGCCCATCTCGCAGCCGCACACGAACATCTCGTAGCGCTCGGTCAGGTGCGGGTCGGACGGGCTGCGCTTGGCAAGCGGGCTGACCTCGACGGGATACATGGTGATGAACGTCGGCTGGATGAGCGTCTCCTCGACCTTCTGGTCGAAGGTCTCGTAGAGGGCGTTGCCCCAGGTCTTGTCCACACCGTCCATATCGACGCCGACGCTCTTGGCGAGCGCGACGGCGGCGTCGTTGTCGCCCTCGATCGCCATGAAGTCCGCGCCGGTCACTTCCTTGACGGCGTCGGCCATCGTGACGCGCTTCCACGACGGGGTGAGGTCAATATCGTGGCCGAGCCACTGGAGCTGATAGGTGCCGAGGATTTCCTTCGCGGCGCCCGCGAGAATGCCCTCCAGAATGTCCATCATGCCGTCAAGGTTCGTGAACGCCTGATAGAGCTCGCAGGTGGTGAACTCGGGGTTGTGCTTGGTGTCCATGCCCTCGTTGCGGAAAATGCGGCCGACCTCGTACACGCGCTCCAGACCGCCGACGATCAGGCGCTTGAGGTGCAGCTCGGTGGCGATGCGCATATACATATCAATGTCGAGCGTATTGTGATGCGTGATGAACGGCCGCGCGTTCGCGCCGCCCGCGATGGGGCTGAGCACGGGCGTCTCGACCTCCATGAAGCCGAGGTCGTCGAGGTAGCGGCGCAGGAACGCCACAAATTTCGAGCGGATCTCAAAATTCCGCTTGCTCTCGGGATTGACGATGAGGTCGACGTAACGCTGACGGTAGCGCAGCTCCTTATCCTGCAGGCCGTGGAACTTCTCGGGCAGCGGCCGCAGGGACTTCGAGAGCAGCGTGATCTCCTTGGCGCGGACGCTCATCTCGCCGCGCTGGGTGCGGAACACCTCGCCGCGCACACCGACGATGTCGCCGATGTCGTACTTCTTGAAGCGGTTGTATTCCTCCTCGTCCATCTCGTCCTTGCGGGCATAGATCTGGATGCGGCCGGACTTGTCCTGTAAGTCGCAGAAGCTGACCTTGCCCATGCCGCGCTTGCTCATCAGTCGGCCGCCGACGGTGACCTCAGTGCCCTCAAGCTCGTCAAAATAGTCCTTGATGTCCTGCGCGTGGTGGCTGACGTCAAAGCGCGTCTGCTGGAAGGGATCGCGTCCCTCGGCGCGCAGCGCCGCCAGCTTTTCGCGGCGGACCTTGAGGATCTCGGAAAGGTCCTGCTCCTGCGCGGGAGCGTTTGCCTGATTGTTCTCTGCCATAACGTTTTCTCCTTATGATCGTCCTCGAGCCTTATCGCTCGATCTTTTCCACACGGTAATGAATGATGCCGACGGGGGCCTCGACGCTGATCTCGTCGCCCTCCTTCGCACCCATGAGGGCCTTGCCGAAGGGGGACTCCTCGCTGATGGCACGGTGCATGGGATCGGCCTCCTGACTGCCCACGACCTTGTAGGGCGGCATCTCGCGGCCGGTCTTGAGGTCCACGACGGTGACGGTGCAGCCGATGCTCACGGCGTTGGACGCGCCCTCGCTCTCGTCGATGATGACGACATGAAGCAGAATGTCCTCCAGCTCCGCGATGCGGGAGTAGAGCTTGCCCTGCTCGTTCTTCGCCTCGTCGTACTCGCTGTTTTCACTCAGGTCGCCGAAGCCGCGGGCCTCTTTGATCAGCTCCGCCACTTCCTTTTCGCGCACGGTCTTGAGGTAGGTCAGCTCGTCCTGCAGCTCCTGCTGACGGGCAGCGCTCATTTTGTACTCTTTTTTCATGTCGTTTCCTTTCTATGCGCCGCCCTTCGGCGTCCTTCGGGACCGACGGCGGCGCATACCAACACATTATAAGTAAAAATATTATAGACGCTGCCCCACCGCTTGTCAAGGCTCGGCTTTACAAATCCCGCGCCGCGGTATACTATAAAGGCAGAACAATAATGACAGCACAGCAGGAGGAAACCATGATGACCACCGCAGAAAAGCTCACGGCGCTGCGCCGCGCGATGGTGCAGCGCGGACTTGCCGCCTACCTTGTCCCGACCGATGATTTTCACGCCTCGGAGTATGTCGGTGACTACTTCAAGGCGCGCGAATACCTCTCCGGCTTCACCGGCAGCGCGGGGACGCTGCTCATCCTGCCGAGCCGCGCTCTCCTCTGGACGGACGGGCGCTACTTTTTGCAGGCGGAGAGCCAGCTGGCCGGCAGCGGCATCGAGCTGATGCGCTCCGGCGAGCCGGACGTCCCGACACTCGAGCGCTTCCTGCTCGCGGAGCTGGAGGACGGGAGCCTGCTCGGCTTTGATGCCCGCACGGTCAACACCGCGCTTGCGCGGCGGCTCGGGAATAAGCTGCGCACAAAGCATATCCGCTTTGCAGGGGACGAAGACCTTGTCGATGCGCTCTGGCCCGACCGCCCGCCGCTCTCCGCCGCGCCCGTGTGGGAGCTGGGGATCGAATACGCGGGCGAAGCGCGCGCGGACAAGCTCGCGCGCGTGCGCGCGGCGATGGCGGACGAGGGCGCGGACGCCTTCGCTGTCACGGCGCTCGACGAGCTTGCGTGGCTGCTGGATCTGCGCGGGAACGACGTGGCCTGCACGCCGGTGTTTCTCGGCTTTCTGCTGCTGACGAAGGAGGATGCCGTGCTCTGCGCCCGCGCGGGCGCGGTCAGCGAGGAAGTGAAAGCGGCGCTCGCCGCCGACGGCGTGCGCCTTGCGGACTATGAAGGCATCTACGGCCTTGTCCGCGCTCTGCCGCGCGGCACGCGCGTGCTGCTCGACGGCACGACGGCGAACTATCGCCTGACGCAGAGCGTACCGGACGGCGCGGAGACGCTCGACCGACCCAGTCCCATTGTGCCCATGAAGGCGGTCAAGAATGCCGTGGAGCAGGAGAACCTCCGCCGCGCGCACCTTGCCGACGGCATCGCGCTCACGCGCTTTCTCCGCTGGCTCAAGTGTGACGCCGTGCGGGAGGGAGCCACGGAGCTTTCCGCCGCCGCGAAATTGGAGGAATACCGCCGCGAAAGCGCGGACTATCTTGAGCCAAGCTTCGACCCCATTCTCGCCTATGGCCCCCACGGCGCCATCGTCCATTACGAGGCGACGGAGGAGACCGACGTGCCGCTCGAAGCGCACGGACTGCTCCTCGCCGACACCGGCGGTCACTACCGCACCGGCACGACCGACGTAACGCGTACCGTCGCGCTCGGCCCGGTCGCCGAGGAGGAGAAGCGCGCCTGCACGCTCGTCCTGCGCGGACACCTCGCTCTCGCCGCCGCGCGCTTCCGCGCGGGCGTGACGGGGGAAAACCTTGACATTCTCGCCCGCGGCCCGCTCTGGGACGAGGGATTGGACTACAACCACGGCACCGGCCACGGCGTCGGCTATCTGCTCAGCGTCCACGAGGGACCGCAGCGCATCCATTGGAGCATTGCCTCCAACGCGCGGCACACCGCGCTGGAGCCGGGTATGATCTTCTCGGACGAGCCGGGGCTGTACCTTGCGGGAAAATTCGGCGTGCGGCTGGAAAATCTTCTGCTCGTGCGCGAGGCGGAGACCAACGCCTACGGATGCTTCCTTTCGCTCGAGCCGCTGACGCTTGCGCCCTTCGACCGCGATACCATCGACCCGTCGCTCCTGAGCGACCGCGAGCTCGCGCAGCTCAACGCCTACCACGCGCGTGTTTACGAAGCGCTCGCGCCGCATCTCGACGCGGAGACCCGCGCGTGGCTGCGCGGCGTGACCGCGCCCCTCGGGAAGTGAGCTTGCAATCTGCGCCGTGTCTGCTATAATGGCACAGACTACCATTACCGAAAAGGAGAAAAACGGTATGGACATTTTTGATATTTTAGGCCCCGTGATGGTCGGGCCGTCCAGCTCGCACACGGCGGGCGCAGCCCGCATCGGCGCGATGGCGCGCACGCTGCTCGGTGAGGAGGTCGCGGACGCGAAGCTCCACCTTTACGGCTCGTTTGCCGAAACGGGAAAGGGCCACGGCACCGACCGTGCGCTCGTCGCGGGACTGCTCGGCATGAAGCCGGACGATCTGCGCATCCCCAACGCCTTTGAGGAGGCGAAGAAGGCGGGGCTGCGCTATACCATCGACGAGATCGACCTGCGCGACGCGCACCCGAACACCGCCGTGCTGGAGCTGACGGGCAAAGGCGGCCGCGCGCTGACCGTGCAGGCAAGCTCGCTCGGCGGCGGACGCATCATGGTCAACAAGCTCGACGGCATTGAGGTCAACTTCACCGGCGAGAGCAACACCCTCGTCGTGCGCAATCAGGATGAGCTCGGCTCCGTTGCCGCGGTGACGAGCATTTTGAACCAGCTGCACGTGAACGTGGCAAATATGAGCGTCCACCGCCACAAGCGCGGCGGCGACGCGCTCATGGTCATCGAGACCGACCAGCACATCAAGCCCAAGCAGGTGGAGTTCATCTCCGAGCTGCCCGGTATTCTGGGCGTGACATACTACGATAAGGAGGACGACGAGGATGGCTCTGGCTTCGATGAGCGAAATCTTTGAGCGCATGGTGCGGAACGGGCAGGAGTTCTGGGAGGTCGTCCTTGCCGACGACATGGACGAGCGGCAGGTCAGCCGCGAGGCGAGCATGGCGAAGATGCTCACGACATGGCAGGCCATGCAGGACGCGGCGGACAGCTACACGGGCCGCAAGCGCTCGGTGAGCGGACTGGTCGGCGGCGACGGCATGAAGATGCGCCAGTATACCTTTCGCGGCTGCGCCATGACCGGCGGCTACGTCAGCGAGGTCATCGCCGAGGCGCTTTCCATGGCGGAGTCCAACGCCTGTATGCGCCGCATCGTCGCGGCTCCCACGGCGGGCGCCTGCGGCGTGCTGCCGGCGGTGCTGCTGCCGCTGTGCAAATATGAGGAGCTGACGCAGCACCAGCTGCTTGAGGCGCTCTACGTCGCCGCGGGCATTGGCTCGGTCATCGCCTACAAGGCGAGCATCGCGGGCGCGTCCGGCGGCTGTCAGGCGGAGATCGGCACGGCGTCCGCCATGGCGGCGGGCGCGCTCGTCGCCCTGCGCGGCGGCGAGGGCGAGCAGATCGGTCACGCGGTGGCGATGGCGCTCAAGAATCTCATGGGTCTTGTCTGCGACCCTGTCGCGGGACTGGTCGAGGTGCCCTGCGTCAAGCGCAATGTCATCGGCGCGGTCAACGCCGTGAGCGCGGCGGATATGGCGCTCGCGGGCATCGAGAGCCGCATCCCCGTCGATGAGGTCATCGACGCGATGGGCGAGGTCGGGCGGCGTATGCCGGTCGAGTTCCGCGAAACGGCGCTCGGCGGTCTTGCCGCCACGCCGACCGGCGAACGGCTCAAGCGCGAGCTGACGGCCAAACGCGAAAAGCAATGAACCGCAAAAAGGAGAACGCTGCCATGCAATATCTGCTCGTCGGCTTTACGGTCTGGGTCATCACATTTTTTGTCATTCGCCATACGCACAGGAAATAATCGGAAAAGAGAGCAGCGGACGGCGGCGCAAAGCATACGCATAGGGACTTCCTGCCCCGACATAGGGTGAGGGGAGGAGTTGATGTATATGCTTTCCGCTGCCGTTTGGCTTTTGTGCAACAGCCTGTTTTTCTCCCTGCGCCTTGCCGGCAATCCCGGCTCGTTCCCGCGCCCGCTCTCCGCCGCCGAGGAAAAGGCGTATTTGGAACGCTTCGCTGCGGGCGACCTTGAGGCGCGCAACGTGCTCATCGAGCACAACCTGCGTCTTGTGGCGCACATCGTGAAAAAGATGTGTTCCAAAATGCAAATCTCTCCCGTGAAAAAGCGACTGAAGCGGTCTGCCCCAGCCTTAAATAGAGTTCCAGATCAATTTTTTGTTTCGTGCTGCCCTCGCAAACAACCACATGGTCGAGGATTGACGCAACAACCTCCGTCGAGACGGTATCCTGAAAGGAAAGCTCCTGCCAAAGCGCCTTTTCGATTGCGGACAAGTCAACACCCGCAGCTGAACCATTTTCCTCCAGCTTTTGTAAAGAAATCATCTGCTCCTGCATATCCGCAATCTGCTCATTGAAGCGGTTGTTGCGCTTTTTGAATTCCTGAATTGTGATTGCGTTGGCGATACTAAGCTCCAGCAGTTTATCCTTCTTCCCCTCCAGTTGGCTGATCTGTGTGTTCAACTGGGTGATTTGTCCGGAGTAATCACGCTTCTGCTGAACGCTGGAAACGCTGTCCATCACAAGTCGGACAATCTGCTTTTGATTTTTCACCAGCTTTTGGAATTGGTCTGCCAAAATTGCGTCCACTTCCTTTGTTCGGAGCGTCGGCAAATCGCATCCAGCTTTTCCATGCTCACGGTACATCCTGCACTGCCAGAATTCTGTGTGTCCCTCCATGGTTTTGAAGCTCTGCCGATGAAAGGTGGTTCCGTGCTTTCCGCAAATGATTTTCCCGCTGTATGGATACCTACTCTGATAGCCTACGCCATAGGCTTTCGTTCTGGCGCTGCGTTTCTTAAATATCTCATTTGCCTGATTCCAGAGTTCTTCTGATACAATCGCAGGGATATTAGGATCTGGGTATGTTACCCACTCACTTTCATCAAGAAATGCCGTTTTTTTCTTCCGATAATCCAAGGATTGTGTCTTATTACCACAGTACCACCCCTTGTACTTTGGGTTTTGCAGAATATGTCCGATGGTAACGGAATTGAATTTGTTTCCCAAAAGGCTTGTGTATCCACGGCGAGTCAACTCCTGTGACAGCTTGCGCAGGCCATAGTTTCCGGTGGCATAAAGCTGAAAAATCAGCTTGACCGCTTCCGCCTGCTCTGGGATGATTGTCAGCTTGCAATCTTTCTTATCGTAACCCCATAAGCGATTATTTCCCAAAACATGGCCGTTCTTGATAGACTGCCGAAAGCCAAATTTTAACCGCTCGGATAGTTTTCGAACTTCGTCCTGTGCCACACCAGCCATGACGATCAGCCGAAACTCACTATCGCTGTCCAGTGTGTTGATATTATCATTTTGGAACAGTACACCCACATTGTTGTCCAGCAGCTCTTGTGTATATTGGATACTGTCCAGTGTGTTGCGGGAAAAACGGGATATTTCTTTTGTGATAATGAAGTCAAACATCTCTCGTTTGGCATCCTCGATCATGCGCAGAAAACTGTCACGCTTATAAGTGCTCGTTCCAGAAATACCTTCATCAATGTAGCCGGGAACATACGTCCAATTCGGGTTCTTTTGAATGAACTCTGTGTAGTATTGAATCTGGTTTTCCAAACTACCCTGCTGCTCCACCTTTTCTGTAGAAACACGCGCATAGAACGTGACCCGGAGCGGCAGATCGTAAATGGTTTTTCCCTGCCGAATCTGCTCTCGAAGCCATCTAATTGTTACCATCCGTACTGACCTCCTCAGTTATTTTGTTGACGGTTTCAGTATCAGATGTAAATTGCCGTTTGTCAAAAAAACGGGAGCTGCTGGCAGAAACATACGTTTCTTCCGAAATCAACTCCCGCTTCCATAGTCGTTTTAATAAAGCCAAAGCAATCTCGCGATCAACCTCCGTCACTGTCTTAGCCCCCCTTCCTTATATGCTATGGGATATGAGCCGAAAAAATGATGGACGGTCATCGCAGATATTCTTCCTTGTGTTTCATTTTCAACAGAAATTCTCCAATCTACACGGCAATATAGCGCCGCCCTTATACTCATGATATTTTTCGCCTCATCTGTAAATTGTTATTGGCAAAACCGGATGGCCGCTGGCAGCCGCCCACGGGAGTCTCACCCCGGCCCATGCTGATGGGTGCGCCGCGCAATGCTTTGAGGGCGTTCAACGCGGGAGTATCGTTAGCTGAACGGAGGTCATGGCCATCTGTGATGCCACATACAGATGCAAACTGGCTGAATCGCTCGCCCAAATCCTCCTTTCCGTGCGGATCATGGCGCGCCATTTGCTGGGCTTTGCTCCGTTCAGGTTCGTTATCCGGTTGCCTATGAAATTTTCAAGGTACAGCAGATCCGCGCTTTCAGGCGCGTGTGATATTTGGCTGTGGATCAGCCGGGAAAGGCTCCTATCGGGTGATAAGAACCTTTCCTCGCGGATGCACGAATGGCCCGTTGCAGAAGCGTGGAAAGGGGGGACACGCTCCTGCACGGGCTGCTTTGGGTTTTAGGCTGTTTTGTTTACCTTGAAGTCAAGAATCTTGGTAATCAGCTTGGTTCGCATCCTGCATACCTTTTCTTCATCGAGGCAAAGGCTTTGTCATAGTTCTCCATGAAGTAGTGTCCGTGGGACACGCCTGTGCGGTCATAGTCCCAATCCCATGTGACGAATTGAACGCCGTATTTGCTTGGAGTACCTGCCAGCACCGTGCCGCCAAAGTCAGCGAGGATACGGTAGTCGCCATCCAGCCCGCTGGCTTTGAGCTGTGGGGCGGCTTCCAGAGCGGTCATATACTCCAGCGTCTTCGCGGCGATGTCCTCGACGCGATACAGGGCATCCTCTGCCTGGGGCGTGTCCGCGTCCTCTCGACGATAGAACACACTGCCCTTGCCGGTGATGCGGCAGAGGGGTGTGCCATTCCAATGGACAGGCAACTGCTCTCCCTCCACTGGCAGGGTTCCAAATCCTGCACGGTGCAGAGGAATACGGACTTCTTCGAGGTAGCGGAGCTGACGGCTTGTGTTTTGGGTATCCATGTGAGAGATCCTCCTGTTGTGAAAAAATAAGGCCGGAGAGGTCTTCTCCGGCCTGCCGCTTCAGACGCTGCAGCCAGCGCCCTTTTAGAAATTGAAAAAGGGCGCCGCTTTTTCGGCCTGTCAAAGCCGACAAAACGACACCCAAATATTTGTGATCCTTTTTCTGCGATGATGCCGCTTTTTTGGAGAGAAAAGTCCTCTCTAAAAGGGCGCTGGAGGTTGGAAACTGTCCAAGACATGAGGTCCTCCGGTTCAAATCCGGTCAGTTGCGCTGAAACCCCCATAAAAATCTATGGTTCAAAAGAAGAAATCCGGGCTCGAAAAAGCCCGGAAACGGTTGATGCGTCTGGCTTTGCGCCAGACGCATCTATACCGGTAACTCTTTATGTCAGGCGGCATCAATTCGGATATTTATCTTCACTCGTCGGCAATACAACAGTTTTCGGTTTCATGTCTACGATGAAATCTCATTTTCATCTGATTACTGGTTTAGCCGGCATATCAGGACTTATCTTCAAGTGTGGGCAATTCCTTGATTTTCTCCGCTTCAGCCAGGACTCGAAGCTGATACTGAGCGATTTGCCGCAGCGCTTCAAACCGCTCTTTCTTCTCCATTCTACTCTTGATCAGCTCCGCATTATGTGTCTCCAAATTGGAGAGAACGGTCAATTCGGCAATGGATGCGTAATCACGGATGTTGCTGTTTTTCGCCAGCGTTGGATTGGCTTCGCGCCACGCTTTCGCCGTGCAACCAAACAGTGCCACATTCAGCAAGTCAGCCTCATCCGCATATGCCAGCCATTCCGTGTTTTTCGTGTAGTTGCTTTGCGGCAGAACATAATTTTTCACAGCGTCCGTGTGGATCAGGTAATTGTTTTTTGAAAGGAAACGCTTTGCGCTCCACTCCAGTTTGAGTCGGTCGTTTTCCGCATCTTTCAGTCGCTGATATTCTTTCAGCAGATAAAGTTTGAATACCGGACTGATTGCGGAGCCGAACTCAAATGCAATATCTTTATGGGCATAGGTTCCGCCGTAGCGCCCTGCCTGCACATAGATACCGACTGCATTTGTTTTTTCAATCCATTCTTTCGCACTGAGCGTAAAAGTGTGCAAGCCGGCCTCGCTCTTAAAGTGGTCGAATTCGACCACTTTGAAATTCGGGTTGTACATGACTTCCCACGTTCCGAGGAATTCCAGCGTGGATCTGGCGCGGAGCCAGTTCTTGATGACATCGGCAGCGCGTCCGGCATCGGTGCGGGCTTTCGCCATATCGGTCAGACTGATGTAGTCCCGCTGATCTACATTCATGATCGTTACGGGAACATCCTGAACAGTTATAGATGTTGTCTTTTTCATTGCTTCCATATTATTCCTCTTTTCTGATTATGGAATCAAGTAATCCCTGACACCCCTCCAGCACATCCCTCCATGTTGCTTCGAAGTCCTCGGTGTACCATGGGCCGGCAACATCGCGGGGATGGTCGGTATGGTCCATCAGGAGGGACATCTTGCCTGAATAATCGCCGCCGCAGATACGGTACATATCCTGGAGGTTGGCACTGTCCATGCCAATCAGCAGGTCGTATGCGTCGTAGTCCTGATTGGTGAGCTGCCGCGCCGCATGGCCGTCGCAGGAGATCCCATGCTCCGCCAGCTTGCGCCGCGCCGGAGGATAAACCGGGTTGCCGATCTCTTCCCGGCTGGTAGCCGCCGATTCGATATGGAATTGTGACGCCAGCCCCGCCTTCTTTACCAAGTCCTTCATCACGAACTCGGCCATCGGGCTGCGGCAGATATTGCCCAAGCACACAAAGAGAATTTTCGTCATCGCACTCGCTCTCCTGAGATATTTCTTTTTCCTCAGTATAGCAGGAAACTGCCTGCGCGTCGAGAGAAGAATTTCGCCATGCCTGCGTTTTGATCGATTCCAATAATTTTGCCTTTTTCCAGCCGAGACATAGCGCAGCTCGAATGTACCACGCCCGTTCCTCGCTACTGCCGCATCCCTCTAAAATCGCCACATTCCGCGTCCAGCCGAGGCCCATCGCCAGACGCATGATTTCAGGAGATTCATTGTAGGCTGCGTAAAACGCGCGCATACGGCGCACATTGCGGGGAGAAAAGCCCTCGGCCGTAGGATAGGTCGCTTGCAGGTATTCCGACGCCGCGACAGCCGCGCCTTTCTCCGCTCTGCCGCTGACCAGCCGACCGATTTCACAGTATAGCTCCGTCTGCGGGAGCTGCGCCGCAACAGCGGCGTCCAGCGCGGCAAACATGGTGGCGTAATCTGTTGGCTTGCGGATATTCATTGGCTTTCTCCTTTCCGGCGCAATGCGCCTGATCAACGCTCAAAGCAGAGAAAAGCACGGCGATGTCACCGTGGTTTTCTCTGCTTTGACCTGTTTTAGATGACCCGCACGATCTGCTCCCACAGAAGGATGTGCTTTTCGTCAATGGCTCGGTTATCGTGATAATGGCCGAACAGCCAGTAGTGGTATTTTGCTCTTTCCCGTACCTCTTGCAGGAAGTCCGTGAGTCGGTCCGCCTCGTTGTGGCGGCTTCCCATGAGGGCGATGCTGGTGGGGGCGCAGTGGGTGATGATGTAATCTACCTCCCAGCCGACCGAGTCAAGGCTGTGCCGTGCTTCGGCGTATTCTTCGTCGGAGGGCAGCTCCTGCGCCCACCATGAAATATGGTTGATGCGGTATCTGGCTCTCGGTCTCCGCTGCAGCATCAGGAACTTCCGCCCAAAGTTTGGATCGTCCGGATCAAGAATGCCATCTTCAATGTCGTGGCTTTTGGCTCCGCCCATGGTGAAGAAGCGATATCCCTCCAGCTCGTATATCTGCCCCCGCATCAGATGCAGCACATGCGGACGGATGCGGTGTATTTTACCGCCCTGCCATTTCTCTGCAGGATAGCTTGCCAACGCATCATAGTTTTCATGGTTGCCGTCCACGAACGCCAGCGTGAAGGGCAGACTTTCCAGGCAGCCCAATGCTTCATCGTCCCGTGCATCTCCGAACCATATGCCGCCAAAGTCCCCTGTGACCACGACCACATCGTCCTTCGTCATCTGTGCCTGCTCCGGAAAGTATTCCGGCCGGAACCGTTCAAAGTTTCCATGGCAGTCGCCCGTTGCCCATATCATATCCTTTTCCTCCGTTTCGGTTGATCTATGCTCTGTTCGATTTCCTGTCCGTTCCGGAAGGTCACCCTGATTTTGAAGCCCTCCATCACCGTGACCTTCTCCAGCAGTTGGTAAACCGTTTTTTCGTCCCACTCCGTGATCTGCGCGCTGACCGCATCCAGCGCCGCCGCGGACGCCTGCAATCTGCGGCTTACCGCATCCTGCTCCTGACGGATCTGAAGGATGCCTGCTTTTCGCCGCTTGAGATCTTCCATCCCTTCGGACAGACTCTGAAACCGCTCCACGTACGTCTCTGCGTCATCGGCGTTGGCAGCTTCCCCAAGGAGCTTATCGAACTGCTTTCCGAGTTCCTCCATAGCCCGGTCGATATCGCCCAGGCTCATGCTCTCGCCGGGGATAGGCGCCAGCTCCTGCTCCATGGCGCTCATCAGCCGCGCGGACAGCATGCCGTGGTCGGACATGGAGGCGTTGACCGCGTTCAGGATTGCCTGTTGGAGCGGCGCTTCGTCCAGCGTGGGGGAATGCTCACAGTATTTCTTTCCGTAATCCAGACGGCTGCAGCAGCGCCACACGGTGCGCTTCTCGCCGTGCTGTGTCCACACCACGCGGCGGTAGGCCGTGCCGCACTCGCCGCAGAACAGCAGGCCGCTGAGCGCGTATTTCCCGCTGTAGCGGCCAAGACCGCTGGGTGCGCTCTTTCTCGTGCTGCCCTGCTGCGCCCTGCGCCGTGCCAGCTCCATCTGCACCGCGTCAAACTGCGCCCGGTCGATGATGGCGTCGTGGTGATTCTGAATGAGGTATTTGGGAAGCTGTCCCGTATTCCGTATCGCCTTCTTGCTGATACAGTCCTGAATGAAGGTTTTCTGCCGCAGCACATCGCCGCAGTACTTCTCGTCCGTCAGGATGGTTTGGAGATTGCTGGTGGTCCACTCCGTCGTGCCGAGGGCGTTCCTGCGTCCCTCGGACACAAGGCTCGTCCGGATATTTCGGAGAGGCTGTCCTGCCAGATACATCCGATAGATCTGACGGACGGTCTCCGCCTCCTCCGGCACGATTTCCATCTGACCGTCCGCACCTTTCCGGTAGCCCAGCAGGTACTTATACTGGATGCTGGCCCTGCCGTCCCGCATGGACTGCTGAACGCCCCACCTGACACGGGAGGATGTGGACTCGCTCTCCGCCTGCGCCTGCGCGCCGAAGATGGTGATGAGGAACTCGCTTTCCGGGTAGATGGAGTTGAGGCCATGCTCCTCGAAGATGACCGGAATACCAAGATTCCGCAGCTCGCGGGTATAGTTGAGCGTGTCCACGGTATTCCTTGCAAAGCGGGAGATGGATTTGGTGAGGATCAGGTCGATTTTACCCTGACGGCATTGGCGGATCATACGCAGGAAGTTCTTGCGCTTACTGGTGGAGGTGCCGGTGATGCCCTCGTCGGCGAATACCTCCATCATGGTCCATTCTGGATTTTTCATGATCTTTTCCGTGTAGTAGGCAAGCTGGTTTTCGTAACTGGACAGTTGCTCCTCGCTGTTGGTGGACACGCGGCAGTACGCCGCCACCCGCAGGTTCTTCTTCCGTTCCTGCTCCTCCGGTGTCTTTTCCCTTGCGGGAATTACAATGACCTTTCTCTCCGGTCTTGTCTCGACCATGAGTTTATCCCTCCATCCACTGGTTGTTTTTCAGCCGTATTTTGACCTCTTTACCGATATATGTAATCTGCCGGACGCTCTGCCGCAGTAGCTCTGCATCCAATTCGCTTAAGAGATGCTTCTCTCCGAACAGTTTCCGCAGCCGCTCCGTTTCATACTCCTCCGGCCCGATGCTGTCCAGTGCGGCGCCGGCGCAGTCCAGCGCCAGCTTTCGTGCCTGCTCCTCATCCACCGGTGGGCTACGGAGAAAGTTATCCAATGTCTGCCGCTGCTCTGCAAGGACGCGGCTGTTGTCCTTTGGCGCATATGTAATGAGCTGCGGGTCATGGATCAGCCGGTTCAGAATGCCCAGCACCTGTCGTTCCACATACCCTGGCGGTACGCCGCCGCAGAGCTTTCGCAGCTCCTTCTCTGCCGGCGTCTGCGTTCTCTCTGGTGCGGTCTGTATTCGGCGGTCCTGCACTGCTCGGAACAGCTCTGCCGGAACAAGCGCCGGAAATGGGCCGATGCCGGTATATCGCTCGTTTTCCAATATCCGTGCTACCATATTCTTGTTCCACTGCTTGTCCCCATCGTAGGGGATACCCTGCGCCTGAAGTCCTTCCGCTATCTGCCGAAAAGAGGCTCCGGCGAGGTAGTTTTGGTAGATTTTCCGCACTGCTTCCGCCTCTGCCGCGTGAGGAACGATGTCTCCGAAGCATCTCTGATAGCCGAAGGGTAGCTTTCGATTTCCCATTACCGTTTCGTCCTTTCGATGGACTCCGTCAGCTCCAGCCCGTTGATGAGCCGGAAGCGCAGGGTCTCATTGTCTGTTACGATGATCTTTTCGGCCAGCTCGCTGAACAACGCCTCGTCGAAGGACTCCAGTGTATCCGGCCCGCTGCGAAGGTGATCCAGCAGATCCTGTGTGCGTTGGATAGTATGGTCTTCCTCAGAGCGCAGAAGACGTTCTTTCTTCAATTTTGCTGTGCGGCGCTGTTCAGCCAGCTGATCGCTGCGGGATAGGAAAAGGTCAGGACTGACCGCGCCCTGCTGCTTGAGCAGGAGAAGAAGTCGTTCCTGCCCTGCAATGTCTGTGATTTGTTTGTTCAGCTCCACGACGCCCTCGCTCCAGAGAAGGCTTTCATTTCTGGCGGTGCGAAGATCTGTGATGAGCTGCGTGAGAATGCCTTCACCATGGCGCTTGAGCTTGAAGTACAGGCGGAGGAAGGCTTGCTGGAGCTGCGTCTCCGAAGTGCGGAGCGATGTACATTTTTTGCTGCCTCTGTTCTTTGCCTGACACTCATAAGAATGGGTATTTCTGCCGTATATGCTTCTGAACGGACCGCCGCAGATACCGCAGCGCAGTCGTTTGCGAAGTATATCACCCTCGCGGATCCTTGCCGGACATTGCTTGCGGGATAAACGCAGCTGTTTTGCTTTCAGGAAGGTTTCCCTGTCAATGATGGGCAGATGTGTATCGGGCAGATAATACTGCTCCAATTCTCCTTTATTCTTTTTGGCTCGATGGGGCAGTTCTCTGGTCTGATAGGTTTTCTGCCATAATGAATCCCCAACATATCGCTCGTTGGATAGGATGTACTCTATTGTACTGATTCTCCAGCACTGTGTCTTGGAAGATACTCGCCGAGGGATGCTTTCCAGATTCAGCCTGTTCGCAATTGCCTGCATACTCTGTCCTGCAAGATAACTCGAAAATATACCTTTTATGGTCTCAGCTTCCTCCGGACAGATTCTGATTTGTTTATCTTTGATGTTGTATCCGTATGGCATCGAGGAAGGCAGGAACGTTCCCGACCGCATCCGCATCCGGTAGCTCCACCGCATCTTCTCGGAGATGGATTCGCTTTCCTTCTGCGCCAGCGTTGCGAAGATGGCGGTAAGCATCTCGCCGGTGCTCTCTGCCGTATCGATCTTCTGTTCCTCGAACAGGACGCTGACGCCGAGTCCTGCCAGCTCTCGCACCGCCTCCAGACTCTCCTTGGTGTTGCGGCCGAAGCGGGAGATGGACTTGACGAGGATGCGGTCAACGCGCCCCTTTCGGCAGTCCTCCATCATCCGCAGGAAGTCCTCACGCTTGTCAATGGATGTGCCGGTGATGCCCTTATCGGCATAGATATCTGCCAGCTCCCAGTTTGGGTTTCCTGCGATGAGCTTGGAGAAGTAGGCATTCTGTGCCGCGAAGGAATGTGCCTGATCCTCGGAGTTGGAACTGACGCGGGCGTAGGCGGCCACGCGGAGCTTTCGACTAATTTCCGGATCGTTTGCCGGAATCGTAATAACTCTCGGCGCTGCCAGCGCCAGCGAGCCTTTCGTTTTTTCCTTGCCGCTCATTCCACTGTCACCCCCTGTTCAGCAACACACAATACCATTGAAGTCCGAAAATATCCATACCCAAAAGGAAAGAAATTCAGAGAAAAATTGCAATGTCCGCGCCCATATCCACGCGCAGCCGCGCAGCGATTTTCTTCGCTTCGGAATCGCTGATCAGCTCCAGTGTCAAAAGGCGGCGCAGAAGAGTCAGCAGACCCAGATAGTCTATATTGGCATTCATAATGTTTTCCTCATATTTGTGAAAGCGGGAGCCGCCGCGCATGGTTTTGGCGGCATGATGCATTGCCCATAATGCGGGCGGCTCCCGCTGTTTTGAGATAATCTTTTACTCAGCCCTATTCGACACTACTCCCCGGACTGTTAGGCGGCTGAACGAACCGGCGCTTGGCAGCGCCCAACAGGACTCTCACCTCCCGAGGATCTCTCGAGCTGCCCCCATTGCTTGCATCTGTGGCTGGACAGGCTGTTTGTTCAGGGCTGACGGGATCATTGCAAGACAGATCGCCGCATCTGCTTTTGGCTGGATGAGTTTCGCTCCGCACCTTAAAGGCCGTTCGTTGACATCGGACGATTGTCCGATGCAGGTGGTCTTCGCGCACCCGCCGCATCGCTGTTCCCCCTCGTCAGGGGGCCGTCAGCCGACGTTATTCGTCGCCGGATATGACTGCCGGGGGCAGTGTTTTTCAAGGTACGAAAAGCCGTCGTCTTTGGCTTGAGTAAATTGTAACTCTGCCAAAAGGATTTTTGTATGGCGGGGTAGTCCGGGTTTTGGGGCAAAAACCCGGACTGTCAGAACGGGTTTTCATAAATTGCCGCCATCTGGTCGTGGAGCTCCTGCAGTCTGCCAATCAGTTCCTTCATCTGAAGCGGGGTGTGCGCTGTCCCTTTCAGCAGATAATCAAGAGAGGTGTCTACCGCTTCGGAGATATCCAGCAGCAGATCGATGGACACACCGCGTTTGCCATGTTCGATTTTGCTGAGGTGATCTATGCTGATATTAAGTGCTCCTGCCAATGTCTCCTGCGTCATCCTCCGCCGTTTCCGCAGAGTCCTCAGCCGACCCCCGAATTTGGCCTGATCAAAGTACATTTTTCGCCCTCCGTTTCTGAAAGATTTGGTAAAACCATTTTTCAAAAACGGAGGAGCGCGGCAGAAATAGAAAAATGCGCACAGCCGACATGGCTGTGCGCATATGCGGGCAAGGCCCACTATGGGCGCTATAATAGTCAGGTTTGCGGAAAGCATACCGAGTCCGCGAAAGCAGGACGCTTCCGGGCTTCGGCAATGGGTGTAATGCGAGATCTGCCCGCAGTCAATGCCAACGAGACCGTTTACCGAAACGCTCTCATTTTAGCGATACTCCTTGCTGCCAACTCCTTTTATCATACCAGCGCCCCTATTGCACGAATAAAAGTACCGCTTTTTTGCCGCTCTCACCTATATAGTATCCGAAAAACGTTCTTTTTTCAACACTAACAAGTGTCCCAGGGTGAACAAAGGTAACTGGCAAACGGAGCATGAAACTACCCGGATCTCTGTAAGGAACCCGCATGAAATGCACACGGTTAATAAAGAAGCACGGAGAGATTTTGGGAAGCGGCTACCGATAAGGAGCCGCAGAATAAAGCAGGGTTTGGGGAAGGCACTCCCTAACAAGATTCCGACGGGACGGAATGAGCGGCAGGCGAAATCTGGCTCTGGCAATTCAGCTCTGCCTTTGCCGCAAACTGCGTATTTCTTCCTTTTATAACCTGCAACACCAGATACCCGATAGATGTGTGTTGACTGCATTAGCTTTTTCAATGCCCATGCCGTGATTCTTGGTCTAAGGGCGGTAGAAATTGCCGCTCCGGCATGATATGATAAATTTGTAAAAAGTTTTCCCGTCCGCGCAATGAAAGACGATTTTTGTTGTCTATATTAAGTGAAAGGCCTTTACACGGAAAGAAAGGAGGGCGCAATGAGAGACCGCGAGATCATAGAATTGTACTGGGTGCGTAACGAGAGCGCGATTACCGCCACCGCAGAAAAGTACGGTAACTACTGCCATACGATTGCATATAACATACTGCGTAACAAAGAGGATGCGGAGGAATGTGCCAACGATACATACCTCCGTGCATGGAGTTCGATCCCGCCGCAGCGTCCGAACCGTTTGTCGATCTACTTAGGGAAAATCACGCGCAACCTCGCTCTGAACCGTTATAAGCGGTATACTGCCGAAAAACGCGGACACGGACAAGTAGTCCTCGCGCTGTCTGAGCTGGAAGCCTGCGTTCCTTCGGAAACGACTGTGGAGCAGACCATCGAAGAAAATGAGTTGGCTGCCGCCATTGACCGCTTCCTGTATGCAAAGCCCAAGCTGAACCGTAACATTTTTGTCCGCAGATACTATCATCTCTACGCAATACGGGATATTGCGGACGCATACGGAATGAGCGAGAGCAAGGTGACGTCTTTGCTTTTCCGTATGAGAAACGAACTACGACGATTTCTTGAAAAGGAGGGAATTATGCTATGAAAACCGAAGTTCTTCTTCGTTCGATCGGAAAGATCAATGACGAGCTTATCGCTGATGCGGAAAGCGAAGCAAATACCAAAAGAAAGCCCGGTTGGGCCAGGCTTGGAACAATGGCTGCCTGCCTTGCACTGGTTCTCTGTACTGGCATCGCCACACATGCCATCCGAAGCAATGCGACAGCAGGCACCTTCACAATGGATGTCAACCCCAGCGTGGAATATACGATTGCCAAGAGCGGCGCCGTCAAGAGCATCCGCAGCTTGAACAGCGATGCGGAAGCTGCACTCAGCGGCATTGTGCCGGGAAGGCAGAGCGTCGAAGCTGCCTTAACGCGCACGGTCGCCGCCTACGAGGCCTGCGGATATATGAAAAACGGCGAAGCGACTGTTCTGATCTCTTTTGATTCCCGTCTTGATGCGAACGCCGAGCTAAAGGCATCGCTCTCTGCGGAGATCCAGCAGACCCTGGAGCAGACCGATGCCGTCGGCACACTGATTTTCCACTCCGAACTGACGGAAAACGCCGAAGCAGCAAAGATCGCCGAGGAATTCCATGTCTCCCTTGGCCGCGCCGACTGTATCCTTACCGCAGCAAATAAAACCGGGCTGCCCACGGACGAGGTCGCCCGCATGTCGTTGGACGAGCTTCTTAAATTTCAGGAGGCTTCCGGCATTGCTTCTGTCAGTGTATCGAAGTTCATCTCCTTGGAGGACGCAAAGAAGATTGCAATGAAGGACGCGAAGCTTGATGAGCTGGCGCAGAAGATCGTGTTCACCCGAGAGGAGCTGAACCGCAATCAGGGCAAGCCCTGTTACCTGCTGGAGTTCTACACCGGGACGAATCAATATTTCTACCAAATCGACGCAAAGAGCGGCAGCATTATTTCCGAAGCGAAGAAAATCGCTCTGGATGATGCCGGATGCAAGGATAAAGTCGGCTTTACCGAGGAAACCCTTGTGAGCGGCGGCATCAAAACGCCTTACTACCGGCTCGTCTTTGCCGATGCAAAAACACAGTGGACATACCGCATTGATGCGGTGCTGGGCATCGTTCTGGAGAAAAAGCAGAAAGAGACCGCCACAACGGAAATCGACACTGCAGATTTCATCTCTTTGGAAGAAGCAAAGAAGATCGCCCTGAAAGACGCGGGACTTGATGAAGCCACACAAAAGATCGTGTTCACCAGAGAGGAGCTGAGCCGCAATTCGGGCAAGCCCTGCTATATCCTTGAGTTCTACACCGCGAAGAAGCAGTATTCCTACAAGGTGGACGCCAAGGACGGCAGCATCCTCGAGGCATACCACTTCATTCTTCTGGCGGACGCGAAGAAAATCGCACTGGACGATGCCGGGGTCAGCGAAAAAGTCACCTTCACCGAGGAAACGCTGGTTGCCGGCGGCATCAAGTCACCCTATTATTACTTCGCCTTTGAAAGTGCCTCTGCTCGCTGGACCTACAAAATCGACGCGGTTTTGGGCGTGATCATGGATAAGACCTGCGATAAGATCATTCCCCCTGCCCCGGAGTTTATCGGCTTGGAAAAGGCAAAGCAGATCGCATTAGAGGACGCGGGACTTGATGAAGCCACGCAGAAGATCGTGTTCACCCGAGAGGAGTTGAGCCGCAATTCAGGCAAGCCCTGCTACATCCTGGAGTTCTACACCGCGAAGAAGCAGTATTCCTATAAGGTTGACGCCAAGAACGGCAGCATCATGGAGGCTTACCACTTCATTCTTCTGGCGGACGCGAAGAAAATCGCACTGGACGATGCCGGGGTCAATGTGAAGGTGGTCTTCACGACAGAAGAGCTGGTTGCCGGAGGCATCAAAACGCCTTACTATCGGTTTGTCTTTGCCGATACGAAAACACAGTGGACATACCGCATTGATGCGGTGCTGGGCACTGTGTTGGAGAAGCAGCAGAAAGAGATCGTGGCAACGGACTTCATCTCTCTGGAGGAGGCGAAGGAGATCGCCCTGAAGGATGCCGGACTTGATGAAGCCACACAAAAGATCGTGTTCACCAGAGAGGAGCTGAACCGCAATTCAGGCAAGCCCTGCTACATTCTGGAGTTCTACACCGCGAAGAAGCAGTATTCTTATAAGGTTGACGCCAAGAACGGCAGCATCATGGAGGCTTACCACTTCATTCTTCTTGCCGACGCGAAGAAAATCGCGCTGGACGATGCGGGCGTCAGCGAAAAGGTCACCTTTACCGAGGAAACACTGGTTGCCGGTGGCATCAAGTCGCCCTACTATTCCTTCGCCTTTGAAAGCGACACCGCTCGCTGGACTTACAAAATCGACGCCGTTCTGGGCAGCATCATGGATAAGACCTACGATAAGATCGTCTCCCCTGCACCCGAGTTCATCGGCTTGGAAAAAGCAAAGCAGATCGCCCTGAAGGATGCGGGGCTGGACGAAACAGCGCAGAAAATCGTATTCACCAGGGAAGAGCTGAGCCGCAATTCGGGCAAGCCCTGCTACATTCTGGAGTTCTACACGGACAAGTGCGAGTACGCCTACAAGGTCGATGCAGTATCCGGGGACATCATCGAAAAGAATATCGAATGGCTCTTGCAGCAGGAGGTCGAAGCTGTTCCGGCTGAGCGTCAAGAGTCCGAGCCTGTTCCGACCGAGAGGCAGAAGCCCAACTCCAAGCAGCGCACAGACGGCTGAGCGAAAAGCGGCGCTTTCAAGTAAGATAAGGCGGGGGAAAAGAAGAGAGGGGGGTCCGCCGCTCCGCTGGGCGGGCGCG